GGTCATTGGCTGTACCCCTAACAATTCGTTAGAAATCAAAGAAGGTAAAACCCTTCTGATTAAAGGTAGCATAACCTTGTTTAATGTTGCAATATTACCCGCCATTGTAGCACCTGAAGAAGCCGCTTCTTGAAGTTGTACTTTAGAGTTCTCTAAAATAGTCTCCATAGTAGTCTTCCTGCTACCGTTTAAACCCTCTAAAAGAGCGTCTTTAGTTGCGGACCAATTGCTTTCAAATAATGCTTCTGCCATTATATTTCTCCTTAGTTTAGTCCTGCTAATTTTCTGATTTCGTCTATTTCGACTACATCATTGTTAGTTGCTTCTTGCTCATTGCTGGCAGGTGCAACCCTGTTACCAGTGTGTTCTGTAGTTTTCACTGATTCGTTTAGTGCTTTCTTTTCAGTTCTTACTGATGCGTCCTCATTGAGTACACTTGGTAAGTACTTATTAAAAGCCTGTTCTAATTTGTCTGTTTGAACTGATTCTAACAATTCAACCATAATTTCTTTTTTCTCTTTGTTAAGTGGAGACATTAAGTTATTTAATGTTTCGTTGCGTTGGTACTTGTCCTCTGCAATTCTTAACTTAGAGATAGTTTCGTCGTTTTGCTTAGTAGATTCTTCTAGTTTCACATTTGCTTCTTCGACTGCTTTTTGCATTTCTGCCATCTCATCTCTAATCTTCTTCACTTCTGAATTTTCATTGAGGTAAGATGAAGCATACTCAGATGCAACTGATTCAAAAATTCTTCTACCAAAATCATTTTGCCTTGCCGCTTTAATGTCGTCTCTGTATGTACTAATCTCATTATTAATAATTTTAGTAATAGTAGATTCAACCTTTGAAGCCGCTTTCTTAATGAATTGCTCTTTAGATTCTGCTAGTTTCTTACGACCTTCAGCAATTAATTGAACTTTCTTCTCAACTAAATCCTGTTTGTCTTTATGAAACTCTGAAATCTCATCAGCAACTTGTTCAATAACAAAGTTTTCTAACTTACCGATATTCGCTTTATGTGAATCTCTGTCTGCTTTTAACTCTTTGATTTCATTTGCTAATGTTTCTGTTACAAACGTGTCTAATAATTTTGCGTGAGCACCGATAGATTCTTTATATTTGACTCTATCACTTACTAGTGCTTGTTTGTCTTGTGCGAATTCCTTGATTTCTTCTTCCAGTGCTTCGGAAATAAATGTATCCATTGCTTCAACGATTTGAGCCTTATCGTGTTCAAATCTTTGAGCAAACTCTTCCCTTAACTCTGCAGTGATGTCATCACGTGCTTCGCTTAATTGAGCATTCCACGCCGATTGAATCTCACTTCTTGCCTCTTCAGACAATGTGCTTGATTCTAATAGGTCATTAAATGTTGTCGCCATATGCTCTCTCCTATTTCAGATTAAGTTCACGAATGAAATTTAGTATTTCTCGTGATAAATGTTTTTGTGCGCCTTTATCGTGTGTAACCGCTTCGGCGATATCGTGTATTACTCCACCGCCTTGCATATTAAATAAACTCTCTCTAATCGCCTTAGGGTAGGCATCCGGGGCACTTGGTTGTGCTACGATGTCTACAGTAACTATATCAAAGTCTGACACACGTCCGGACTCGTTTACGTTACCGCTACCCCTACTAGATACTCCTAACTTAGCACCACTTGTAAGTAGTGTTTTAGCAATATTACCCATAGGCGTATCTAAGAGTTTTAGTTTACCATAGCCGTTTGCGTCTTGCATTTCCATTGATGTAATCATATGACTACATCTGTCTAAATTAATTTGTAACTCTTCTGGGTGGTCTAACTCACCTAAAACAGTTTCTCCTTCACTTAGACGGTCTTGAATGGATTTAACGGCTCTTGCTATCTCATTGGTAGGATATACCCTACCGTTTTGATTCTTTACGTCACCTTGAATAAAAAGACCACTCATAACCAGATTCTTACCGTCTTCACTACTTTCAACTAATAAGTTAGCCTTATCGTGTGAGTAATATTCGTATAATTTTCTAGTCATCGTTTTCTACCTTTTTATTATAAAGTCTTATCCACTGATAGGACTTTTTCCACCGTCACTTTCGTCACCTTTAGGTGCTGGTGCGGCTTTTGGTTCTTCGCCGATATTGTCACTTGGTGTATGGTCTTTAGCACTTTCGCCTTTAACACTTTCTTCGCCACCGTGTGATACGTTATCTTTTGCTGATGCACCTGCATCAAATGTTTGTTTAGGTTTAGAACTCAAAGGACTTTTACCGCCGCTTTGTGCTTCTTTATCCTTAACCAATGAAGCCTTATCGTCTTGAAGTTTAGTTGCTTCTTCAATTGCTTCTTCTTCAACTTCTTCAGATTCAAAGCCAAGTTCTGCTTCTAATTCTTCTTCTGAATCTTCAACTTCCTCTTCTGCTTCGTTATCGTCTGACATAAGTTTTTCAAATTCTGCTCTTAAATCATCTAACTGATCTTCAATGTCGTCGACTCTGTCTTCAATTTCTTCTTCACCTTCTTCGTCTGACTCTTCGCCATCCATTTCTGGTTCCATTTCCATTTCTTCTTCACCGTCAACTTCTTCGATACTTGATTCTTCTTGGTCAATTTCTTGTTCGATTTCGTCCAGTAAGTCTTCGCTTTCTGCTCCGCCTACTGTTTCTTCTACAGCCTCTTCTTCAGATTCTTCAGCCTCTTCAACTGCCTCTTCTTCAGATTCTTCTGCTTCTTCTACTGTTTCTTCTTCTACAGCCTCTTCTTCATCTAATAGACTTTCATAAACATCGCGAGCCTTTTCCACCATAAAGTCGTGAATTAAGTCTTTTGCTTTGTCTTGTTCGTCGGCAAGAAGATGCTCTAAAACTTGTTCTAGTTTTGTTTTATCTGACATCGTAGCCTCTCCATTTGTTAATATTCTGGTGCTAGTTTATAGTACAGAAAATCATACTGATTCACTAGCATCTAATAGTATTTAATGTTCTATGCTGTTTTTATAGTTAAATAGTGTGTTTTTGAACTATTTTTGGTGTTTTTTCGCAGAAAAGGGTATTTCTGAACGAAAACTGTTAAATTAGACCACCGCCCATTCCGGCGTTTGGATCTTGCTTTTTATAAATCTTTTGAACAAACTCTTTACGAGATTCCATTTCACTTTTCTTAAAAAGTTTTATCCTTTTTAATTTGTTCAGATTTTCTAAACTTAACTTAGGCTTTCTTGTGTCATCTAAGTCGTACTTATTTATCGAATCTGCGTCTGGATTGTAAAACTCATTTAATCTCATTTATATTCCTGGTTCTGTTCCTGGCTCAGTAGTATTTATGTCTCCGCCCGGTGCTAACGGGTCTACAGGTGCCGCTTCATCTGGTGATAAATCTGGCCCTAATTCTGGAGTTAAGCCTGCATCAACCTGAGGTGTTACTCCTACTTGTCGCAAGTTATCTCCTTCTGGAGCAACAAAATCTTCACCATTTTCTTCTCTCCAATGCTTTTCATTTTCAAGTATTTCTTTTTCACTTAAACCTAAATACTTTTTAAGTTTGAATTGTGTACTTAAATATGGAATGCCTTCTAACTGTCCAAACACCTGTGCTCTAGCAGTATCTATTTCTAGTTCTCTGTAGTTAGCAAAGTTCTGAGCGTCTGCAAAGTTAATATTAAACAGTCCTGCGTCAATTTCAAAGCCACTATTTTTTAGATACCTTTTAAACTCTCTGTCTATTTCTCTAATAATAGTATTTTGTAATCTTTGGCAATACTTTGTGAATCTATATTCCTGAATATATGCTACACCAACCTTACCATCGTTGTATGTGCCTGTTCCATCATCTGGACCTGTTGGCAAATAACTGGTTGGTATTCTTAAACCACGTAATAGTTTGTTATTGAAGTATTTTAAGTCGTCAATCTCACCTAAGTTATCTCCACCTGGCAATGTGTCAACTTTACTACCTCTGCCTTCTGCTGTTGTGGCAAAGAAGTAATCTTCCAACATACTCATTGGATTGTAACTGCTGTCTACAACATTACCGCCTTGACTGTTTTTACTTGGTATACGTTTTTGTTGTACTTCATATCTAACTTTTTCCAAGTATTGTTGTGCTTTGTGGGGAGGCATATTACCTACGTCAATAAAGAACACACGTCTTTCTGGTGCTCTATGTACCCTATATATAATAATAGAGTCTTCTAATAATTCTTTTTGCTTAAACACTTTGAAAATAGGATCTAATATACTGCTACCAAAGGGCCAAGTAGGCTCCATTCCTTCTGCTAAACTTAAATGTACAACGTGTTCTGCTGGTATAGGCATACTTGTACTGGAAGATCCGTGGTCGGTGCCTTGTATATACCCTGCTGTTGAAGTAGGATTTGAATAGTCTGTTAATATAGCACCAGCACCATATGGTCTGTTATGACTTGGCGCATAGTTAGTTGCGGCTAAGTCTTTCAAATGGAAGTCTATGTTTTTAATAAAGTAAGCATCTATCTTTTTCCCTTTGCTTTCGTTGACAACGACTTTTTCTACGTTTGCAGGGTCCACCCAATATAATTTAAATGTCTCTGGGTCTCTTATAAAAATTTGGTCACCGTACTTTACAGTACCTCTAAACATTCCAAATGCTCTTCTATTGAGTTGATTAAGTCTACACCATTGCTCTAATTTGGAATTGATAATACTAACTTCTTGGTCACTTGGGTCATCATTGTATTGTATCTCAAAAGGTGTTTTACTTTTTTCACTTACTTGAGTACTAAATTCTGATATAGTGTCCAGTGCCGCATTTACTTCCAAATCTCTATCCATTTGGTCATATTGCATATATCTCATTAATCTGTCTGGCGAGCCTTGATAAACTTCAGGTAACCAACTGCTGTATCTACTTGTTGCTGATGCTCCGTAAGAATCTGAATTCTGTGCTGGGTTTGTGCCGTAAGGCAATCCTGCGTTATCGACTGGTGTAAAATATTTTTTCCAACTCATATATTTCTCTTATAGTGTTTTATATTACTATATTTATCAATTGATGTCAATCGGAACGATTGTTGTGGCAGGAGTGCTGTTACATATCTCTGATATGCTGGTAAATCTTTCTCATATATGTTGCTTGTTCTTCTTGTAATATTTGCATTCTTAAGTCTGCATCTGTGTTGTCTTGACTTGCGGCATTGAGTAATGCTTGTTGCTGTCTGAATTTTTCTGTTCCTTCTTCGTATTCAGCATCTAAATCTATGCCTAATGCTTCTGCACTATTTTTAAGCATTTGTTGTTGACGTTCTTTAATGGCCTCTATATCACTTTCAATTCTCTTTCTAGATTTTTTACTAGTTGCTCTACCTAAGTCTTCTTCTAATATAGATAATTGAGTATCAAGATATTTGTCTTCAGCATCCATACTTGCCATTAATATATTCGCAAATTTTTCTGAACTTGTTGAAACTGCCATATCAACGCCTTGTCCAAATGGAACAATAAATTTATCTGTTAAAACTTGTTTGTATTGGTTTGGATCTGTTCCATCATTCCTTAATTTTGTAATTTCTTCGGAACTCCAAGTCATTGCGTCTCCAATGCTGTCGCCAATCATTTGTCCCAGAGATGTAGTTAAAAATCCTACTGGCCCTAGGAAGAATCCTAATGCACCAATGGCGGCTCCTACTGAACCTGCAATTCCTTCGCTTCTGTTTGAATAAGTGTCAACTAAGTCTGCACCTGTCATTTTGCTACCATCTTGAAGACCTTTATATAGGTCAGTTCCTAAATCAAAACCACTAAACAATAAACTTGCTGGACCTAATGCTTTACTACCAACATTTAAGGCTCTACCTGTTCTTGTGTTGTTCATAAAGTTTATAGCATTAGTTCCTGCTGTTGTTCTAGCCAATGCTTGTTGAGGTCTGTTTAAATTTCTATAAGCATTTGTACGTTGATCCATTCTTCCTGCAACTGTTGTTCTACCTGCCGCTGGAGTTCTTATACTATTTGCTATAAATCTACCGCCTCTGTATAAAGAACCTATCAAAGGACCTGCTACTAGCAATGCTAGTGTACCCAATATAATTTCCATATTGTCAACTATGCTTTCTAGTACACCTAAGAATTTTGTTAGAGCACCACCTATAGCATCAAATATCCCAGGAATATCACTTGCTTTAGTTATAATGTTTTTGTTTGCTTCTATGGTCTTTTTGTCAGTTGCTATCTTGTCTTTGATTTTTTGCTGTTCTTCTTGAGTAAGTCCGTTATTTTGTAGTAAGTATGCTTCTCTGGCTTTGATATCTTTTTCTAACTGTTGGTTATTTGCCTGTGCCGCTTTGGCATCATCTGCCAATTTGTTTTGCTCAGCAGTTCTAAAACTTCTTATAAAAGTATCTATATGACCAGCCATTCGCTGTACCATATCTCCAAATTTTACACCAAACTCTTCTGCGGCTTGTTTTATTTTATCTGCATTTAATTTAAGGTTTTTACCAAAACCATCTACACTTGCTGATCCTGGAATAAGTGCATTAAGCAATGTGTTCATTGCTTTGTTCATTCCTGATATTGCGGCTTCACTGCTGAATGCTGTAATCAAGAAATTGCTAAACATACTTCTTACACCATCTATTCCCCTACGGAATCTACTGAATTGTGCTACTTGTTCTTTGGTAACATCTTCAGTTGTTAATCCAAACATTGTAATAGTTCTTTCGGCTCTTTGGGCATTGTTGGCAAACTGTATTAATTGTGCCGCTGACTCGTCTCCTGCCCTAGCAAGTATGAATAAACGTTGTCTTGTTGCTTCACTTTGATTTAATAGAAGGTCATTCATACGTTCTCGCATTTGTCCTTCGTTTAATTCTCCTGTGAGCAGACCCATACGCAAATTTTGAAATTCTTTGTTCATTCCTGGCAATGCTCTCACAATACCAACTGCGGCGTCACTAAAGCCTAATGCTCCTTTACCTGCGGCATCTATAAATGCGGCGGCAATTGCTGATCCTGATTCACCGCCTATTCTAATCATTTCATCTGCAAACTTGGTCATTGTGTTTAATTGTCTTGCTCTCATTTCTTCATTGCCTCTGGCTAGACCAATCATTGCATCTCCTGTTTGCAATGCGGCGTGCCTTAAAGCAACAAACTCATTTACACTTTGACCTAAAACCTGTGCAAAATCAATTGCTCTATCGCTTGATTCTAATAAACTGTCTCTAATACTTTTTGAACCTAAATCTATTACACCAATTTGGTTTACTCTGAATTGTGTTTCTCTACCTACTAATTCTGCGGCTTCGGCGGCACTCATACCTAATGCAATCAAAGGCGAATTAATGTCTGTGGTGACTTGTAATAAATCTGCAAAACTTTCTGCACCCAAGGCTGTTACACCTGTGAAAGTGTTAAACACTCCTGCAAGTTCATCAAACGTCATTGCCATACCAGTTGCTCTAGTAGACAATGTGTTTCCAAAGTTGTTTACATTGAGTGCAAAACCTGTACCTGCTTGTATGCTGGCTTCCATAGTACCAACATATTTCATCATTGCTTCACCGGCATATCCAACACCTGCTCTCAATAGAGCAAATCCTGCCGTGCCTAATGCAGATCCAAATGCAAGTAAACTTCTGCTTAAAGATACACTTGACTTGGCGTTAAAATCTCGTTGGGCCCTCTCAATCTTGAGATTGTCAATCATACCCTTACGTTGCTGATTTTCTTTTTTGATATTGTTGGCAAATTCGTTTGCTGTTCTTTTTACTTCACTAAAAGTAGAATTACCAGTTCCAGCATTTTTTACACTAGAAGTAGAAGTACTGCCCCTACTACTATTGCCTCCCATTTTGTTAAGAACATCTACTAGTTGCTTGGCAGTTTTTTCCGTGATGAAATCAGGTAAACCGTCTACCTTAAATTGACTGTTTTGTCCCCCAATTTCTGTTAATGTGATTGCCATTAATCAATAATCCAATTAAAACTAGTTTTTACGAAGATAAATACTTTCCTAGTTAAGTTATAACTATTTATCAAAACAGATTTGGAGCAGAAATGAGTGACAATAACACACAACCAGAAGTACAAAATGTACAAAATCCACTAAAAGGTTTCTTTAGAAATCCAGGCTTATACATCAGTTTGCCCAGTGGCGGAGCATTTTACAAAGAAGGAACTATAAATTTTGACAGAGGAGAAGAATTAGCAGTCTATCCAATGACAGCACAGGATGAAATGATTACCAGAAGTCCTGATGCATTACTCAACGGAGATGCAGTATATAAAATTATTGCAAGTTGCGTTCCCGGAGTTGTTTACCCACAAGATTTAACAGCCAAAGATGCTCAATCATTAATGATTGGTATTAGATGTGCTACTTACGGTGACGACCAAGAAATAAACCAAACTTGTCCGGAGTGCAGAGCAGAAAGCAAATACAATATGAACTTGCGTGATGTGATTGCAAACATTGAACCTTTCAGTGATAATGAAGAAGTTAAAACAGACAATGGTTTATTAATAGTTTTATCTCCAATCAGTTATGACTCAACACTTGCTACAACTAGATATACATTCGAAAATGCATCATTGTTAGCCGGTATGGCAAATATTTCCGACGAAGATGCTATACAACAAACTGAAAGAATGGAAACATTTAGAAATGCTTTTGCCAGAATGGCAAACCTAAATATGAAAATTATGTTAGACAGCATACAGTCTATTACTATTAAAAGTTCAGTCGAAGGTACACAAGAC